TCAAGGAATGAGGGGCTACTTCATCAGGCCTTTCGGGGATCGTGGCATTACAATGTAAATGCCTCGGGACAGATCTCCGGTAAGATTCCTGTAAAGGATCTGCACTCACATCCCGCAGACGCGTTCAGCCATGGAATCGCTAAGGTTTTCCGCTACGGAGATAAACCGCGAGACCCAGGAACACACTCCGCTAAAGCCAAGTCGAGAGCCAAGTCTTACCAAATCGGTCACAAGGAATAGAGGGCAGGTCGTCGGACAAAAGTTCTAATTCAACCCATTTATAGTGAGGATAGAAATGTCTGATTGGATTCCCGTTTACGGACACAAAGCAAGACGCCCTATCGACGAGAAGTGGGCATGTCGCAGATGCGAGGCCCAGGCAATCGCCGGCCACGAAGAAGGTCCCCCAAATGGAATGTGCCAATGTCCTAAATGCTTGGGTGGTGGTGGATCCTCCTCGGAATTATACAGGAATAACTACGACCTAATTAACTGGGGTTAAGCATGGCAGAGAAGGTTAACTTCGGCTCTACGCCGATGGACTCAAAGGAACTTGATGAACGGGAAGAGGCTACCGACGCTCTGGCCGGCGAGCAGCCCGAGCATTTCGTTGAGTATTGCCTGGCATGTAGTGATGAGTCCATGAAGGCAAATAAGGAGATCCGAAAGATCTGGGACGAAACCTGGAAGGCCTACAATCAGAAAATAGATTGGAGCAACAAAGAGTCCTGGCAGAGCAAGGTCTCCACTCCAAAGCCATTCTCCGCGGTTCAGTCTGCAAAGGGAATAATTAAGAAAGCCCTGCAGACTCCGAATTATTTTGAGATCTCTGGATTCAACATGGCCGGGCAGTCTGCCGCCGAGTTCATCAGAGCCGCCGTTGACTTCTGGGGCAACGATCAACATGGTGCATTCCAAACGACCTTCGCCGACGCTTCCGAAATGGGACTCATTACGGGGCAGGCGATGGAAATAATCCCTCAGTGGGATCAGACCAAGGGGCTGACCTTCGACATCGTTGAGCCATGGAAGATCGATCGGGACCCTGACGCCCGCAGGCGGGATCCCTGGAGTGGGATGTACTGGATACACCGCGAGTGGGTTGATAAATGGGAATTACTCCAGGATCAGAAAGATGGGATCTACGAAAACATTGATAAGGTCGGTGAGACCCTAAGCTCTGAGGATCGGGACGAACAGAGGAAATCAGAGAAAAGAAAATCAATTATCTGGGATCGTAATAAGTTTCGCAAGGCGGTCGCAGTCAGAGAATTCTGGGGAACCGTATTGGACCCCAAGGGGAATTTACTCCTTCCGAATTCAACCTTCACAGTCGGCGGGGATCAGTTGATCCGAAAACCGAGACCAGTTCCCTTCGCGAGGATGCGCTGGCCTGGAACAACGTTCTCTCCGTTCGCTCATCTCACACGGTTTTGGGGGAAGGGAATTCTAGAAGGGGTATTAACGCTTTGGTGGTTGCAATGCGGTCTCCTCTCAATGCACATGGATGCCTTGAACTGGGCGATCAACAAGATCAAGGAAGTTGATCCATCCATGATGAAAATACCGTCCTCCCTCGACATCGTGCCTGGGAGCATACTGGAAAAGAAAGCTGGGGCGCAGGGGAATATCGTAACTGAGGTAGAGATGGCAGATACAAACATTGATGTTCTGCCGAATTTGAATTGGCTTAGTAACGAAATAGAAAGTGGATCCTTTGTGAACCAGTTCATTCAGGGAACGAGTGGTACTGGGTCCCCAAGAACTAAAGGCGAAGTCGAGATAAAGACCCAGATGGCCCTTGGGATGTTTGACTCTATCGGTACGGATATCGAGTTTGGTGCGGTCAATGCTCTGTGGGCAGCGATCGAGACCATCGTCCTGTACTGGGGTATCTCTGAGACAATGCCGTCAGCGGATGTTGTCTTCGACAGGTTCCCCATGGCAAAGGCTTTTGTCTCAATGGATCAGAACGCAAAAATTGAATTCTTGCGGGGCGCCTCGACCATCGCAGTCAAAGGGATCTCCGCGCAATTAAAAAAGGCCGATAGTCTGGATAGACTCATGGCCATGATGAAACGCCTGGAGACTCCGATGTACAGTAGGTACATCAAGCCGTATGAGTTGGTTGTCAGCTTCACCGAGCTGATGAGCATCGAAAAACCGACGTGGCTCGTCACTCCGGAGCAAGCGCAACAGATCGATCAGGCATTTGCAGAAGCAGCCGCGGATATTCCCCCGACCCCGGTCCCGGGACAACCCGGTACTCCGCAGAAGACGCCCGGGGCTAAGGAATCTGGGAATCCGGGATTGGGCGATCTTACCCCTGGGGATAATGCAGGGGTTGAGGAATTGAAGGGGGCATAAAATGTGTAAATCATGTCAGCACAAATACGTTGGTAACATGAACCAGTATAAACATCTTCACGGAAGCGGTAGGATCACGCTTGCTGATCTCATCGCCGGGATGAAGAAAGTACCCATCATAGGGACAGCGGTCAAGGCCTTGACTGAGCAGAAGAAACGAATTGAGGGAAAACCCTCGAAACCCTCGATTATAGATCCACAGGAGGACTAAAATGATTTGCTTACCTTTTACTTTCACATGGGCGAGTGGGGCTTCAGCAGCCAAGAATCAGGTTGTTGGTGTTGATGTTCCGGATGCAGAGGGTTTGACCCACACGATTTTCGTGCATGGGACGGACACGACAGGGGGCATCACCTACACCGTCGCATTGAAGGATGCATACGGTCACACTCTATTCTCCAAGGGGACCCTTGTGGACAACGCGGAGTATCTGTATGACCCGGATGCAGCGGAGAATCACGAGTTTCCTATTGGGAGCGGATCCGTTCTAACCGTTACCCCGTCTACAGACCCAGGCGCGAGCGGTTTTACTGTGACAGCGTTTATCTATGTCATGAAGGTGTAAGGATGTCTGCTCTAATTGATAGCTATGCTTCATCTAACAGAAACAATGAATACATAACAGGGCAAGGTGGCAATCTTTCCTTTGGACAGGTATTCCTTGGTCAGGCGAGGGAGATAGAGTCATGCTGGCTTTTTCTTAGCAAATACGGTTCAACGTCACCTACCGGAGACGGTACTGTCAAGCTATGGTTGGCAACTGGGGACCTGGCATCAACAGGTGTGCCGACCGGTTCTGCTCTGGCAACATCGGGTACGCTTGACGTTTCAACCTTGACAGCAACTCCAACTGAGACTACATTTACATTCACAGGCGCTAATAAGATCACTCTAACCGCAGGGTTAGTATATGTTGTTACCTTTAACTATTCTGGTGGAGGGGGAGCGCATTTTGTATCCGTAGGAATTGATAGTTCTTCCCCAACCCATGCAGGCCATACAGCGTATACCACAGATGGAACTAACTGGTCCACGAGAACAGTCGATACATGCTTCGGATTGTACGCTACCGACATCGGGACTCCTGGGGCTCGACCATGCATCAGAGCAGCGATGAGAAATAGGAGAAGGTAATGTCTATCGATACCGATATTATAACTGGCTTTCCCAAGGACCCCTCGGAGGAAGATCTTTTTAAGATCAGAAAGAGGTCTAGGGATCTTCAGGTTGAGGTTGGCCTGGGGGGACAGACCATCAGGGCCATGTCTTCCAAATCGGGAAAGATCTTTAGGGCTCATTGCGAGTCTATTCTATTCGGTCGGATCAATGCATTCGTAAAATTAGACCCTGCGTGTCAGGCGATTTTACAAGTGCTGGACTCGATCGGAGTTCAAATCGAATCTGCGAAGGTTGCGGCGCAGAGGTTATCAAAGGAGCAACTTCGAGAGGAAGGGCGGGATTAATCCCACACCCCATTCCCTCGCGCCGCCCTCGTATAGAGGATACCGGCAAGGAGAAAAGCTATGGGTAAGGTTTTGACAGACGCGGATTTCGGAATCAAAAACACTGCTACCGGCACGAACGACAATGCGGAGAATGAGCCCATCGTTGATGGTGGAGACCTCGAAACTCCTATTGGAGACGTAGCCGAAGTAACAGTTGAAGATCCCAACAAGGGTAAGGGTAAGAAGAAGGTTAGGGATGGTTTGATCTTTGATAAGTACGAGACCATGGAGGAGGCTGGTAAGGCCTTCAAGGAGTCAGAGCGAAAGATGCACGAAGCCACTGAGAGGGCTGCTCGACTCGAACGTGATCAAAGTACCAGAGTAAAAACCGATCCTGAAGTTGATCCGGGCGACACCATCGCTGATGAAGCATTGGTTGAGATTGGGAAGTTAAATCCCGAGGATCCCGATTACCAGAAAAAGACAGCAAGAATTTGGGCGAAGGCCCAGATGAAGATTGCTAATCTTACCGTGGGCAAGGCGAAAGAGGCAGAGACCTCCACCAAGTCAACGGAGGAAAGAGTATCATCTGCATTGAAGGATGCGAAACTCCCCTCTGACAACGATAAGAAAATCTTCTGGTCAATCGCCTCACATTGCCCCGCTGACATCAAGGATCTTGAGGGTCAGATCTCTTGGACGATAGAGCGCGTTCAGGAAGTCAAGGCGGACGTAGCGAAGGAAATGGTCGAAGAGGCCAATCGAAAGAAGAAGGAAAAGGGCGATTTAAAAGTCCTTGGAAGAAAAGGTTCGAAGACGACTTCCTCAGAAGAGGAAGAGGAAAATAAATCGCCGATGACCTTGGTTGAACAACTCAAGGCTTCACGGCGCAGGGTCTAAACTCTTAAGGAGGGTTTAACATGGCTGGACAGTTTACCTGGACGTTTGACGCTGCATCCGGTGTTTTCAAGTCTCACACATTGAGCGAGAAACTACGCTTCGCCGCAGTCGCTGACACGAAGTTCGTGCAGTTCTGCCGACCGGAGCCCGGATTTGGCAAGAAGAAAGGCGAGACAGTCACGATCGAAAGGATTCGAAACATCACCGTTCCGACATCTGCAGTTCTGACTGAATCGACTCGCATCCCCGTGGACACATTCTTGATGTCCACAAGATCTATCACCGTGGCCGAGTATGGTCGCGCAGTGGAGTACACCTCGCTTGTTAACGACCTTAGCAAGTGGGATCTGGAATCTCCCATTCAGCGGAAACTCCGCGATCAGATGAAACTGGTCATGGACATTGCCGCTTCCGCCGCATTCAGGACAGCAAAGTTGCTTTGCTACCCGACGAGCGCCTCTGCCCTCACATGGCAGACCGATGGGCTCACAACGGGTCACTATGGCCTGAATAACCTGACCGTTGCACACC